AAATAAAGTTTTAACACCAGAAGAGTTATCTAAACTACAAGAACTAAACGACAAAAGAGGAGATTTAGTTGAACGTTTTGGAATTCTTGAAATTAATATACAAGATTTAGAATTGCAAAAAGAACAATTAATCGAAGAGTTATCACAAATTAAAAAAGCTGAAGTAGAAATTGGCGCTTTGTTACAAGAAAAATATGGTGATGTAAACATAAATTTGTCCACGGGAGAAATAATCTCAAGATAATTTTGAGAAAGTTTAACATATTTATAACAAAACAATAATTAACTCTACAAAATGGCAGAAACATTAATATCTCCGGGTGTATTAGCGTTAGAAAACGATAACTCATTTGTATCTTCTCAACCAATAACCGTTGGAGCAGCTATTATCGGTCCTACAGTAAAAGGACCTGTAAATGTACCGACTGTAGTTACGTCTTATAGTGACTATCAAAACAAATTTGGTACTACCTTTTTAAGTGCAAGTCAAGTTTATTCTTACTTTACTTCAATTACTGCTTACAATTACTTTAATAATGGTGGTCAAACATTATTAGTAACAAGAGTAGTAACAGGTTCATTTACAGAAGCAACAACTGCAACCGGTTCAGGAACTCCAATTTTAGCAAGTGGATCTGTAGAAGCTTTGATACTTAAAACTATTTCTGAAGGTGAAATTATGAATAATACTGGTAGTATGGATGCTAGTGGTTCTTTAATTTCAGGTTCAGCAAATAACGTTAGATACCAAATCGCAAACCGTGATACATCTTCAGGTACATTTAGTTTATTAATTAGACAAGGTGATGATAATACCAATAATCCTATTGTATTAGAAACTTGGACTAATTTATCAATGGACCCAACAGCTCCAAACTATGTTTCTAGAGTAGTTGGAGACCAATACAGACAATATAATACTGTAGATAATCAAATTGAAGTAATTGGTACTTATCCAAATAATTCAAGATATGTTTATGTATCTTCTGTATTAACACCAACCCCACTTTATTTTGATAATACTGGTTTACCTAAAGCTCAATACACATCTTCAATACCTTTAAATGGTTCAGGATCATTTGGTGCTGCTACAGGTGCTTTATTCGTAGGACCAGCAGATTATTACAATGCAATTGATTCAGCTACTACAGCCCCTCAAGGTATTTCAGCAAGTGCTTATACTGATATGATTAGATTGATGGGTAATGCTGATGATTATAGATATAATGTATTATTAACTCCTGGTTTATGTGCTTCAACAGCTAATTTAGGTTCATCTCAAATTACTACAGCAATTAACAATACTCAAAATAGAGGAGATGCAATTTATGTAACTGATTTAGTACCATTTAGCTCAAGTATTTCAGAAGTAACTACTCAAGCAAATGCTAAAAATACTTCATATGCTGCTGCTTATTGGCCTTGGCTTCAAACAATCGATCCAGATTCAGCTCAATTAGTATGGGTACCAGCTTCAACTTTAATAGGTGGTGTTTATGCTTACAATGATAATGTTTCTGAACCATGGTTTGCACCAGCCGGTATCAATAGAGGTGGTTTAAGTACAGTAGTAAGAGCTGAAAAGAAATTATCTCAAGCTAACCGTGATACTTTATATACAAACAAAGTTAACCCAATTGCAACATTCCCAGGAACAGGAGTTGTAGTATACGGTCAGAAAACATTACAAACTAGAGCATCTGCTCTTGATCGTGTAAATGTTCGTAGATTATTAATCCAACTTAAGTCTTATATTTCTCAAGTAGCTCAAAACTTAGTGTTTGAACAAAACACAATCGCTACAAGAAACCAATTCTTAAGCCAAGTTAATCCATACTTGGAATCAGTACAACAACGTCAAGGTTTGTATGCTTTCAAAGTAATCATGGATGATAGTAATAACACAGCTGATGTAATTGATAGAAACCAAATGATAGGTCAGATTTATATTCAACCTACTAAAACGGCAGAATTCATTTACCTGGATTTCAACATCTTACCAACAGGTGCTACTTTCCCAGCGTAATTTTTTAAAGATTGAATATTTATAATAAACAAATAGATAAATAAAATGGCAGTATTAGATCCAAACGAAATATTTTTCACCGCCTTTGAACCAAAGCAAACGAACCGCTTTATCATGTACATTGACGGGATCCCAGCATATGAAATTAAATGTGTTGGTGATGTAAACATAACTCAAAGTAATGTTCCTTTGAATCACATTAACGTACAACGTTTTGTAAAAGGAAAAACAACATGGGGTACAATTCAGTTTACATTGTTCGATCCTATCACCCCTTCAGGTGCCCAGGCAGTGATGGAATGGGTTCGTTTACACCACGAATCAGTAACTGGTCGTGATGGTTACTCAGATTTCTATAAGAAAGACTTAACTTTCGACGTGTTAGGACCTGTAGGTGATATTGTATCAGAATGGATTATCAAAGGTGCGTTAATTACTGAAGCCAATTTTGGTGATTATAACTGGGATGATGATGGTACTGCAGTAAACCTTACAATGACAGTTCAACCTGATTATTGTGTGTTGAACTTCTAATCTTATAAAAGAAAATCAAAAGAGCTCGCAAATTTTTGCGAGCTTCTTTTTTTCTCATATATTTATATACGATAATAAAGTTATTAAAAATTATTTATGGAAGAGAATAAATTTAAGTTCCCAACAGAAGTTGTAGACTTACCTTCAAAAGGTATATTATATCCTGAAGGTCATCCTTTAGCAGAAGGAAAAGTAGAAATGAAATACATGACTGCTAGAGAAGAAGATATCTTAACTAACCAAAACTACATCAAACAAGGTATTGTTATTGACAAATTATTACAATCTATGCTTGTAACTAAATTTGATTATAACGATTTATTAGTTGGTGATAAAGATGCTATAATGTTAGCAGCTCGTGTTCTTGGTTACGGTAAAGATTACTCCTTCAACTATTATCCCGAATACGGTGATGTTGAAGAAACAGTTAACATAGATTTAACAACAGTTAGAGAAAAATTTCTTGATGAAAAATTAATTGGTGAAAAAGGAAAAAATGAATTTACTTTTAAATTACCTCATACAGGAAATACAATTACCTTTAAATTACTAACTCATGGTGATGAACAATCCATTGATAGAGAAATTCAGGGACTAAAAAAACTTGATCCAAAAGGTAATTTTGAAGTTACAACCAGATTCCGTCATATGATTCTTTCAGTAAATGGAGACTATGATAAAAAAACCATTAGAGAATTCATTGACTATGGATTGCTAGCTAAAGATTCTAGAGCATTTAGAGAACATTTTAGTTCAGTTAGTCCTGGTATAGATTTAAAATATCCTTATGTGTTTGATAATGGTGTAGAGGAGGACATCACTATCCCAATCGGGATTAACTTTTTTTGGCCTGACGCCTGAGTATAGGGGTAATGTATTTACCCAAATTCATGAAATAGTGTTCTATGGCCAAGGTGGGTATGATTATAACACAATATATGACATGCCTGTATGGTTAAGAAAATTTACTTATAATAAAATTCTTGAACATTATGATAAAAAGAATAATCAAAAACAAAATGACGTAGTAGAACAATCTGTCAATGCAATGAAATCCGCAGGTGCGGTAGCTAAAAATAAAGTAAATGTTCCAACATATGTTACGAAGGCATCCAAAAAGTGATGCCTTCTAATATTTATAACAAATCTAATTCTTAAAATGGCTGATAATATTCAAGACTTAAAAAAACAGATTCAACAACTCCGAAAAGAAATTCAAAATTTAGGAGGTGAGTCTTTTAAAGACATGAATGCTGCAATCAAAGCTTTTGGTGGTGGCATTAATGGTGCTCGAAAACTTATCTCCGAAATGGAAAAAGATGTTGATGATTTAAGAGACAGCTTTGGAACAATTTCAGCTACATTAAAAAATATAGTTCAAGATTTAAAAGGAGCTCCAAACCCGGTAAAAGAAACTACTAGAGCTTTTGATAAATTAGAAAGTTTAACTCGTAAAATTAGTGATCATAGAAAAAATGAAGAAATTTTAACGGTTAAACAGTTAAGTAACATTAAAAAACAAACAGCTGAAGAAGTTAAACGTTTAAAAGAAAATCAAAAACTTTTAGATAAAAATTCTGATGCATATAGAGAAGTTACAGATGCTTTAAATGAACAAACTGGTTTATTAAAAGATATCAATAAACAAGTCGAAGCTGAATTAGAAACTGAAAAAAAGATTCAAAAAACTTTAGGTCTTACAGGAGCTGCATTTAAAGGTATAGCTAAAAGTTTAGAACACATAGGAGTTGAATCTGAACATTTTGAAAAAATAAATGAGGATTTAAGAGAAGCAGCTAAAACTGGAAGTGGTTTTAAAGTATTAGGAGCAGGGATTAAAAGTATGGGTTCATCC